TTACATCATAATGTTTTTAGAAGATGGTTTGATGTAAGAGGTAACGAAAGAAATTCTGGAAATTTTATAAGCGATACTACTTTCACTGTTAATCACGATCAAATATTTGCATATAAAAGAAATAAAAAATGGAGAGCCCTTCCTGACTTTTGTTTTGTTGAGCCTATAAAACAAGATTCAAAATGGAGCGTTCTAGCGGAAAAAGAATTAGTAGGAAGGCTAATATATAACAATGACTATTTAGAGTCGTTAGGAGTCTCTGAGGGAGATATAATAGGGTTTACGCCTGCATCTGAGTATGAATTTAATATAGAAGGCAAAAAATTATATAGAATTAGATCAAATGATATAAATATTAAATATGGACAGACGCAAGAAAATAATTGAAGCGGCTGAAAAAGCTTTAATTGAATTAGACAAAGTTATAAGACAAAAAATTGATTTAGCAGATTTAGATCCAGAGAAAGCAAAAATTGCTGCACAAGCAAAATGGGCTGCAATAGAAGATTCTTTTAAAATAATAGAAAAAATAGAACAGGTAGACGAAACCAAAAAAGATACAGAAAAAGAGTCTATAAAATTTTTAGGAGTTGAAAATCGAGTTAAATAATGTATAAACAAACACTATATAATTTAATTACAGACCATATTAACACTAAAGAGGTTAAAAAAAATAACCGATATAAAAAATATAATTACGGATACAACGAGGATTTAAATTGTGTAGTAATTAGTAAAAACGGAACTATTGGTGATATATATGAGATTCAAGGCCTTAGAATAGCTATACCATTATACGAAAAAAACATAGACGGTAGTGATATTAAAAAAGAAAAGCAAGTTTTTAGAAGAAGACAAAAACCTTCCTCTTTAAAAAAAATAAGATCTATTCACGAATTTAAAAGCTTACCGGATGATATTAAAGAAGAATACTACGATTATATTGATACTGAGTTTAATAGGCGTAATGATGGTTATTGGTTCATGTGCAACGGGGAGCCGTGTTATATTACAGGATCGCATTATATGTACCTTAACTGGACAAAAATCGATATTGGTGCTCCAGACTTTAGACAATCAAACAAATTATTCTTTTATTTCTGGGAAGCTTGCAAAGCAGACGAAAGATGTTATGGAATGTGCTACCTCAAAAATAGACGGTCTGGGTTTAGCTTCATGGCATCATCAGAAACTGTTAACTTGGCTACAGCATCAAGAGACTCAAGATTCGGTATATTATCTAAATCAGGTGCAGATGCAAAAAAAATGTTTACTGATAAAGTAGTTCCAATATCATCAAACTATCCATTTTTTTTTAAACCAATACAGGATGGAATGGATAAGCCTAAAACAGAATTATCTTATAGAGTACCTGCTTCTAAACTTACTAGAAATAGTTTTAAAGTAAAAACTGAGGAATCAGAAGAAGGATTGGATACTACTATAGATTGGAAAAACACAGGTGACAACTCTTATGACGGGGAAAAACTAAAATTATTAGTTCATGATGAATCAGGCAAATGGGATAAACCTGATAATATATTAAATAACTGGCGAGTTACAAAAACTTGTTTACGTTTAGGAGCTAGAGTAGTTGGTAAATGTTTAATGGGATCTACTTCAAATTCTTTAGATAAAGGAGGGGAAAATTTTAAAAAACTTTATGACGACTCAGATCTTACAAAAACAAAAAGAAATCGCAATGGGCAGACTCCTAGTGGATTATATGCTTTGTTCATTCCTATGGAATGGAACTACGAAGGATTCATTAATAAATATGGATTTCCTGTCTTCGATACTCCAGAAGAAAAAGTCGAAGCAGTTGACGGAACGTTTATCTATGATGGAGTTATCGAGCATTGGGAGAATGAAGCAGATGGGCTTAAAAATAATCCCGACGCATTAAATGAGTTTTATAGACAATTTCCAAAAACAGAGCAGCATGCTTTTAGAGATGAAACAAAAGAATCAATCTTTAATTTAACAAAAATATACGAGCAAATAGATTATAACGAAGAGCTTATATTAAAAGGTTATATTAATAGAGGTTCTTTTCAGTGGAAAAACGGAGTGAAAGATACCACAGTTGAATGGCATCCTAATCCAAAAGGTAGATTTAAATTATCTTGGATTCCACCAGTTGCAATGCAAAATGTTATTAACATAAAAAAAGGAATTAAATATCCTGGTAATCCAGACTTTGGATGTTTTGGGTGTGATAGTTATGATATTAGCGGAACAGTTGATGGAGGCGGTTCTAATGGTGCTTTGCATGGTTTAACATCATTTAATATGCATGAAGATGTCCCTAGCACACATTTTTTTTTAGAATACGTTGCTAGGCCACAAACAGCAGAAATATTTTTTGAAGATGTTTTAATGGCTATTATTTTTTATGGTATGCCAATTCTTGCAGAAAATAATAAACCTAGATTATTATATTATTTAAAAAGAAGAGGTTACAGGGGATACTCAATGAACCGCCCTGACAAATTATTTAATAAACTATCTATTACAGAAAAAGAGCTAGGTGGAATTCCAAACAGCTCAGAAGATATAAAACAAGCTCACGCATCTGCTATAGAATCATATATAGAAAATTACATAGGTAAATTTGAAAATGATGAATATGGCAATATGTATTTTCAAAGAACTTTACAAGATTGGGCAAAGTTTAACATTAACAATAGAACAAAATATGATGCATCCATTAGTAGCGGCTTAGCTATAATGGCTTGTCAAAAACATTTATATGCACCAAGAGGTGCTAGAGAAAAAAAGAAAATAGATTTTGGATTTTCAAAATATAATAATTCAGGATTAAAAAGTAAAATAATACAATAAAAAATGGCAGAAGCTACAGGACAAATTACCCAATTTCCCAGCCAATCCGTAAGTGACGCAGAAAAAGCTAGCGAAAATTATGGAATGGAAGTGGCCAGGGGCATTCAGAACGAGTGGTTCAGAAAAAACTCTGGAACGGGTAGATTTTTACAGAATCAACGTGAGTATCATAGATTAAAATTATATGCGCGGGGCGAGCAATCTGTTCAAAAGTATAAAGATGAATTTTCTGTTAATGGAGATTTATCATATTTGAATTTAGATTGGAAACCTGTTCCTATAATACCAAAGTT